TAAAGTATTAGCAGAAAAGCCAGTAGAGGAACGATCAGATATAGAGCTTGAAGCGATAAAACGGTTTGAGGCTGAGAGTGCAGATACAACTACTGAAGAAACCGCAGATACAGAAGACTTGTTTAGTGGTACGGAAGCAGTATCTACTAACCCGCCACGGTTTACAAAAGACAGAACAAAAGATTTCCCTCTCCCTTATGAGCCACCGCTGCCTGAAGGTGTTACCGCTGAAGATGTAGAGGCTTCCAGAGTTAGTCAAGAAGCAGCAAAAGCTAAAGCAGAGCAAGCGGCTATAGATAGAGAAGAACAGTTAGCCACCGTAGATGCCGCTAATCAACAAGTAACCAATAGAGAACAGTATGAAGCTGACTTAGTTGAAGACACGGCTTTAGGGATGATGCAGCGAGAAGCTAACGATCTTTTCCCTATTGAGCTTGATCAAGCAAGAACGCAAGAAGCAGCCGAACCAACAACTGCTCCTGAACCTGAACCTGAACCTGAACCTGAACCTGTAAAACAAAGGGTAACTAAAAAGTTCTTAGGTGCTCTTTCTATTCCTCCTAGTTCAACATTTTACAAACGTATGGCGAACAGAGAACTCACTTTAGACGATATAAATGTAAGACTAGAACTTTTTGCAGCAGTCCGAAGTACTTCCGCAAAGGCTAAGCGTGCAATACAAGAGTACTTAGTTAACCCACAAAACACTAAAAGCACACTCACAAAATTAGCCCCCGCTGCCCAACAGTCTATGGAGTTACAAACTAAACGACGAACTCCCGCAGAGATGGAGACGGCTAGGAAAAAGAAAGCTGCGGAGAAGAAAAGACAAGAGAAGAACGCTAAAGCTAGAGAAAAAAGGGCTGAGAAAAAAGCTGCTAAGACTGAAGAAGCGAAGGCAGCGGAGAAGTTAGTGAAAGACGGTGTAGCATCAGATACGGCTGTCATTACTGCAACAGCTAGCGGTGTTAGTAATCCTTTAGCAGGAAACGAGAAGCGGTTACAACGGGAATTCCGAAAGAAACAACAAGAATCTATAAGAGAAGCCTTACAAGAAAAAATAACTAGTAATAGTTCTAATGCAGTAGAAGCGGTGGCAGAACTAAAAAAATTATTAGGGCCATTTTACGTCTATGCGAATTCTAAGCTCCAAAATGTTGCCAAAAACACTAATAACAATAAACTAGCTCAAGTACTTAAACGTCCCGATGGCCTTATGCCCGAGAGCATAACAGACCGGCCAGACTACGGTCCCGATGAAACCCTTTCCCCTTCTGCAAAGAAAATGATAAGGGAATTCAACAAAACAAAAGCCAAAATCGACGTACGTTATGCTAGAGCCTTGGCTTTTCTTCTAAAGGATAGCGTAGGGCAAACTGCTTTATACCCTTCCGCTAAACCAACTAAATTCTTGCAAAAAATAAAAGGCATCTCCAGTTTTATGGGGATAAACGCTAACCCTGATCTAGACGCTCCCTTAAATGAAAAAACAGTATCTCTAATACGGGAAGGGAATACCAAAGAAGCGTTATTGGCTATGGCTAAAGCCCTTCCTAATACGCCAGAGTTTGCGGCGTTAAAAAGAAATGCCAAGAAGTTAGCTCAAAGAGTAGGGGAAACTAGGGTTATTATTGTTTCACAGAACCCTACAAATCCAACAGAACGTCTTTACAGAGATACTTTGGACGATGATGGAGCTAACGGGGTCTACAGTTTTAACTCTAAAATAGCTGAACTTAATAACGTAATTTTGTTAGATAGTAACATAGGACTAAATGCGTCTACGCTAGTGCATGAAATGACCCATGCGACTACCCATAGCTATATCGAAACAAACCCTAATAGTCCTTATGTGAAAGCGTTAAGGAAGTTATATGATACTGCTAGGATGTACAGTGAAAATGGTGATACAGCGTATGGGCTAGTTGATGTTCACGAATTTGTATCGGAAGCATTTGGTAATGCTGCGTTTCAAGAACAACTTTCAAATGTACGTGTTAACGAATTAGTCTCTTCTGAAACTTCAGTAGGAACTCCTGTTAGTCTTTGGCAGAAATTTAAGAATTTAATCCATAACATACTAAACATAGGTACAAACAGAACTGTACCCATTAATTCTGTGCGTTTATCTGATGAAGCGAATAGAGTCATCTCTTTAATTCTATCTCCCGCGCCCGGACAGCAAGGTGTTGGCGTGTTAACAGGTAGTGCTCAATACCCAACTGAAGGTGTACTACGCCAAGTAAACCAAGCGTATCGCGGTGATTCATTAACACCATCTGAAAGAACAGCTTTAAACAAAGCCATAGCCGAAACAACAGATGGTGTTACAGATGTAAGTCTAATTGCCTTATTTAAAACGCTTCCTATGCAAGCGATGGCAGATGTTGCGGGGTATTACAATAAAGCTCTAGGTGGGCTTGCCTTTAAACTTAACACCTTAATGTTAAACCAACGCGCTGCTTTATCTGAAGCTGATGCACAGTCTAAGGCTTCTGCTAGGCAGATTCAAAACTGGACAAAATCAGTATGGTGGAACCCCGCATCTAAAAAATCAGATAAACGTGTAGAAGAAATTGCTATGCTCGACAATATTGCGGGTATTAGTACGGTTGAAGAAGTTGACCCAAGATTATCAAAAACCCAAGCCGAAAAACAATACGGTAAGGGTAGTGACAAGATGGCTATATGGCAAAGTATGCGGAAGGATTGGAACGCCATAGGTCCAGAAGGACGCGAAGTATACAACAATATGATCAAGACCTACGCTAAGTTGTATAGAAAACTTGTTGATTCTTTAGAGTATCGGTTAGATGGTACTGACATAATGCCAGAGACACGCCAAAAACTAAAAGGTGTGTATAAAAAGATGTTAGGTCAAAAGATACAGCCTTATCTACCCTTACGTAGGAGTGGTAAATATAGGTTGGCTTTTGACGCTTACAACAAAGATACCAACTCTACTGAACCCGTATTTTTAATGTTTGAAACCAATGTCGAACGGCAGGACTACATAGATAGAGTGCTGTCTAAAGACAAAAATGTGGTTAGAGACTCTAAAACTAATGACCCTAAATACGATACCTACAATACAGAAAAAGGTAAATATAGAGGTGCGGCACCTTCTACAGGGTTCATCAATGACCTACTAAAAGCTATACCGAAGCCTGAAGCGGGGGATAAGCAGTCTCAAGCTATGGAGGACGCTATCATTGAAGGGTTTATTAATGCGTTACCGCAAACGTCTTTTGCAAAAGGGTTTCAGAAACGACAGAACATAGCGGGATTTACAGGGCAATTTACGGGTGAATTTGCTAACAACGTGTATGACCTAAACCGTAAGATAGTCCGTATGGATTACTCCGGTAGAATATTAAATCTGCAAAACGAAATAGAAGAGGTAAAGGGTCTAGATAGTAAGGGGGATAAAGTAAAACAGAGTTTAATAGAACGTGCTAACTTTGCTCGTAACCCCCCAATAGACGGGTGGGCACAAACTGCTAATCGTTACGCGTTTTTATTCACTATTGGCTTTAACGCTTCTTCTGCATTGGTTAACTTGTCTCAATTACCACTTGTTATTTACCCTATGTTGGCTGGTAGGTATGGGCCTGTAGAAGCATCTAAGGCGATGATGGCAGCAAACGGACTAATAACACGTTCAGGGTTTAGTAAAGTAACACAACCTCTAGTGTCCATGAAGGGTATAGAGTCGGTCGAAAGTAGAGCGATGCCTTCTATAACTAATATGTACACTATGACTGAAGATGGAAACTTTACTGTACGTGAAGGTTTAGAAATATCACCAGAAAAAAGAGCCGAACTAGAAGCACTTATCCCTCTTGTAAAAGCCGCTACATCTACTAACGCGTTAGTATCTACCTCTTTGTTTGACTATACCGGGGTGAACCAAGCAAGCACTAACCAATCTGCTATGGACTTGGTAACTACGGGTTCGGCTTTTATGTTTCATTCGGTAGAACAGTACAACCGACAAACGACATTAATTGCTACTTATAATCTAGAGTTAGCAAGAATTAAGAAGGAACAACCAAGTTTAACAACGCAAGCACAACGAGAATTAGCTGCTGAAAACTCGTTACTACGAACTCAGGAGTACAATGGTGGTGCTGTGTTAGAGACCGCTTCCCCCTTTGCTCAAAAAAGTATAGGTCGAGTCGCCCTTATGTATAAAGGGTTTGGCATTCAGATGTATTACACAATACTAAAAGCTACTCGGCAGTTTATGTTAGGGCAGGTGGATGGAAAGAAAGTAGAGGGAGCAAGAGCAGAAGCCTTTAAGCAGCTTATGGGCATACATGGTTCGGCGTTGTTCTTTTCTGGAGTGCAAGGACTACCAATATACGGGTCAATCGCCTTGCTAGGTAATTTAATCTTAGATGATGATGAAGACTCGTTTGAAGAGTTAACACGTAAAGCTATCGGTTCCGAAGCGTGGTACAAAGGATTTGCTAGTGAACTGCTAGGAGTAGACATATCTCAACGCGTGGCACTTACTAATTTAGTTCTTCAGGCTAACCGCTATTCAGCAAATAGAGAACCAGAACAAGTAATAGTTCAAGCTCTAACTGGTCCCGCTGGTAGCGTTCTCCTTCAGAATTACAAAGGGTTTGAGGAAGCCATTAGTGGCGATGGCCCAGACAGCTTACGCCGTGGTATAGAACGAATGACCCCCGCTGCAATTAAGAACGGGTTAAAAGCTGCTAGGTATAGTGAGGATGATGGCGTATTGACTCGTCGGAAAGACCCCATACTAGAAGACATTACAGTAGGACAGCTATTTGCACAGGTTGCTGGTTTTGCGCCTAGTGACTATACAAAGAACCAAGAAGAAGCCAGAAACATTAAACGTATTGACACTGCTCTTAGGACAACTCGTAGTAAACTCCTTAGAAAAAATAATTTAGCCTATTTTTATGGAGACGCTGAAGAACAAGCATTAGTAAGAAAAGAGATTGAAGCGTATAACAAACGTGTTAGTGAGAACTTCCCTAAAGCAAGAATTAAGATGAGCACTCTAGGTAGGTCACGGCGTGCTTTTAGAAGACAGACCAGAAAAATGGTCAACGGAGTTCAATTAAGTGAAAACGTACGGCGTTCATTAATAGAGTATATGGACGATCAAACCGCGATCATTGCAGATTTTGAGGGTTAGTCGATGAGCGAATTAGAATCTCACGAAAGAGAGTGTGCTTTAAGATTTAAAAGCATAGAAGAAAGATTAGAGCGAGGCTCTGCTCGGATGGATCGTTTGGAACATGCAATATGGGGGGTGTATCCATTCATACTAGCATCAGTATTTTTGGCAAGGTATTTGTGATTGTTGGGCGAAGTTGCAGCCGTACTTTCCGCACTATCGGCCCTTAACAGTGGAATCGCGACCCTCAAAGAAGGCAAGGGGAATCTTGATAGCATTGTCGGTAAATGGGCAGAAGCAGACGAACAGTATAGAGATGTAGAAAAAAATAAAGCTGGCGCAATGTCGTACAAAGACGCGCTTAAAATGGAGTCAGCAAAACGTCAACTTGCTAATTTCGATCAACAGCTTAAAGACGTTTGTATGATGCAGGGGCAATACGATTTGTATACCAGCATCAAGAAACGAATGGAGGAAAGTAGATACGCACATGAGAAAGAACTCAGGTTAATTAAGATTAGAAAAGCTGAGTTTAAAAAAACAATGAAGTTAATTGGCACGGCTGTTTTTGCTTGGGCTTTCTTTATGGTCTTTTTGTTTGCTGCCATTTGGGTTTATCGCCAACCGTGACTATGGCGTTTTTGCTAGTAGTGATGGTGGATGGAGAATTAGTAAGTACTAACGATATGTTGTTTGAGGATGTGTATAGATGCAATCAGTTTGCCAAAGCCATAGAGCGAGGTGAGTCAGGGCCAGATAAGCAGTCTTACATATGGCAAAAAGATATATCCGCTTACTGTCTACCAAAAATGGTTAGAGAAAACACGTTTTTATTTAAGTGAGGATACTATGAAAATTTTAATTGTTGCGTCACTCTTATTACTTCAAGGCTGTGGGTCAGTTGTGCTGTGTGGAGAAAGAACTTATGAGTTTGAAGTGCCAAGCACAATACCTTTTGTTAGTGGGTCATTCAAGGTAAAAAGAAGTTCAGACCATGTAGACTGTCAGAGAGATCCAGAAGACAGAGCAGTAGACAATGACTAGCCATCAGAAACTAAGTGAGATTTGCGAAGAGTCCTATTCTACTGTTGATTTTGAAGAGGCCAACATTGAGGTTCTTGTAAGAGATAACGTCTTTGCTTTTCGCGGTACTGATGAGCCAAAGGATGCGATAAGAGATATGCGTATCTTGCCTTTATGGACACGAGAATTAGGTTGGTGCCCAGCAGGGTTCTTAAAAGCATCAAGACGGTTAGTCAATAAAGTGACTAGCGTATGCCTAGAAAGAGACATTGACCATAAGAATATTGTCCTAACGGGACATTCTTTAGGCGGTGCAGTAGCTCTTATTGTAGGAGCTTTGATGGTCAGGGATGAGATACCACCTTCTCAAATCGTTACTTTTGGTGCACCAAGATGTGGGCGATTAAAAATATTAGACACAGTTAGCGTCAATCAATACAGGCACGGCAAAGATATAGTGCCTATGATCCCTCCGCTGATGCGACGACACAACAAACTCATTCAGGTAGGTAATCCAAAGAGCTTGATAAAAGATCACTTTATGTTGAATTATGTCAAAATGAAAAAGCCAGAGAACGCTAATGAGTCCTAAGAAATTAGAACCAAATTCTAGTTACGGACGGTATGATACTGATGGTGATGGCGTAGTGAGCGACGACGAATTAGCAATCAGTGCTCAACTACAAGAGTTAGAAATGTTGCATGAGAAGAATGTCGCACAACGACATATGGTTTGGTTCGCGCTGTGGGGGCTTTTGTTGTACCCGTCTGGCGTAGCAGCCTGTTCGTTTCTAGGGTTGAATGATGCAGCGGCTTTGCTAAGCGATATGGCAAATATGTACTTTCTTGCTACAGGAGGCGTAGTCAGCGTATTCTTTGGTAGTCAAGTATACGAAGGGAGAAACAAATGATTGAACTGGCCTTCGGTTTTATAATTGGTTATTTTATTGGGAAATTAGCTAAATGACCGTAGACGTTAAACAGGTTTATCAAGAGATATCTTCAGATGAAGGCAAAGTTCTACATAAGTATTTGTGTTCAGAAGGTCACCCAACAATCGGCATTGGGCATAAGGTACTACCAGAGCTAGACGTAGAAGAAGTTTTGTCAGTTTATGGCCCTTACGATAAAGACGTACCGAAAGAACAAACCATTAGCGAAGGTCGATGCTATGAGTTGTTTCGAGGAGACGTTCAAGTAGCTATTGGTGGGTGCCAAAAGATTTACGATAACTGGGAAGAACTGCCAGAAGAGATGCAACATGTGTTGGTCAATATGTGTTTTCAGTTAGGTCAAGGTGGATTGAGTAAGTTTAAAAACTTCAGGGCTGCTATCGAAAACTCTGAGTGGCAAAGGGCTTCAGAAGAGATGCTTGATTCACGTTGGGCAAGTCAAACGCCTGAACGAGCACAACGCTTATCAAAACGTGTAGCAGCTTTAGAAGATTAAGGTTCCCCCTCCGAAGAGGGGGGTTGCTCTGGAGAGCAGGAGAACAGGGACGATATACAAGAGGAAGAATACAGCGTACCTGTTGGACGAAATATATCACATAATTCTCCAAATGCGAACTCCGTACTTACCTTTACTAATACCTATTCTAGCATCTATATACCAACCTCTACTTGAGGCTATCTTTTCAAACTCTTCTACTGCTTTTAGTGCATCTAAACAAGGGACAAAAACTGACATCCCTACTCCTATTACATCCCACGGAACGACAATCCTTATCCCATCAGGACATAGATCAAACGTCCGTACTACCCCCCGTTCCATTAGTGCTCCCTTCTTTGAAATCTAATACCCAAACCATCATCGGGTTAATTTTAAACAACGTACCTTTAGCTAGCCGTACACTCTCCTGCCTAGCCCCCATCTTGGTCTTTAGGTCAGCAGTAAACTGCGCGTAGTTGATCTGTTGCTTACCACACCATTTCCGAAACGGTTTCGGTACTAAAAAGAGTTTCTT